CGAGACGGACGGCATTCCGCCCAGGGTGAAGCGAGCTGCGCGGGCCAAGAAAGCCATCGCTCACACGAGGGGGAACTGATGCGCCTGGACAGCGTAGACACCGTGGTGAACTTCGCCAAAGCACGCCATCGGCTCTGGGAGGGCAAGCCTGTCAAGTCACCAATCCTCACCACCCGCAAGTTCACCAATGTGTTCCGGGTGCTGGACCGAGGCAGCCAGTACTTGCTGAGCCTGATGAACATGCACGACGATATGATCGACAGGGTGGCGCTGAGCTACCTGTATCGGCAGATCAACCGGCCAGATACCTTTGACGTCATCATCGACCAGAACGATGGGTACATCCCCGCAGCGGAAGACATCTTCAACCCGTTCTGGTATGACAAGGTCATCGCGCCCGTCGTAGCTGCGCGGCCGGGAGCCTTCCTGAATGGCGCCTACATCATCCTCATCAAGCCTGGCGACAAGCGGGGCACGGTGGAGAAGATGAAGGACGTGTTCCCGCGTGCTGAGAAGTGGTTGGGTCATGTGGCCGGGATGGGTGACCTAGCCACACGTGTCCTCTTGCTGGAGGAGACGCCTGGCATCGGGCCGTTCTTGGCGATGCAGATTGCGACGGACATGGGCTACACCAAGGGCGAGCCTGACCAGGAGAACAGCTACGTTCTCGCCGGGCCTGGCAGCCGCAAGGGCGTCGGTGAGATGCTGGGGCTGGGCAAGGATGCGACTCAGATGCAAGCCCAGATGACGATCGCTCAGTTCCCGGTGGAGCGCCTGCCTGCGCTGCCCTACAGCAATGGGCGACCGCCCAGCCTGATGGATATCCAGAACGTGTTCTGCGAGTACTCCAAGTACTGCCGCATGGTGCGCAAGGGTGACCGGGGCACTGGAAAGCCCTACGTTCGGGGCGAGCGGTTTGAAACCCTGATCCCAGCTCAGTTCGTAAGAAGTTGAACTTGGGGGTTGCGCTGTTCTTGACGAACGGCTAAGCTGAAGTCATGAACAGCGCAGCCCCCACCAGCCTTCGCGACCTTAGCCCCGCGCAGTCGCACGCAGTCCGCTCGCTTGGCTCGGTGATGAAGTACCGAACCGCTACCGAGCTGGAGCTGGCCCCCAGCACTCTTCAGTCGCTGGTTCGCCTGGGCCTGGTCGAGATGAAGTCCTACCGGGTGCAGTCTTCCAACCCCCGTGCTCGTGTCAGCAACGAGCCGATCATCCGCAGCTACCGGAACAGCATGGCGGGTTACCGCCTGGCACGAAAGGGTCTCTGAACATGGCTGACCACATCACTGACAAGGCCATCTGGTCCGCGACGAAGGCATGGTATCTCACGCTGAACCACGGCATCGCCTGGGACAGCCTGACCCCCGAGCAGCGGAGCCAGGTACGAGCTGAATACCTGGAGCATCAGGAGCGAGTACCCCGCAGCGCCCACGCACTGCGCGCTGAGCTGCGCAAGGCACGCATTGACATCGGCATCCTGGAGCGCAAGCTGGCAGCAGCCAACGCGAAGATCGCCCGCTTTGAAGCTTCCCGTGAGCTGGCCGCAGTGCTGGCATCCGATCAAGAACCGAGCTGCCCCTAAGTTGGGGCTTGCTTCAATCTGACCACCCGTGGTAGACTGGCCACACCCTACAGCAGTCCAAGGAGGACTCATGCTTCACAAGAATTCCATTGATGACGTGGTCCTGGCGCTTGACGCAGCGCCCGTTGACCCCCGAACCGGTAACCGAGTCCTCTACTCGGTGGATTGGGTGGCCGACAAGGATTCCATGATCGGCGAGATCAATCCCGACTGGGTGCGCCGCGAGCTGGACTGGTTCAACCTCGGCAGCGACCGCCTCTCCGACATGGAAGGCCCCGTGCCCAAGCTGTTCCAGGCTTGCGCAGGCGCCGACGGTCGCGTCAACAGCGCCTACGGATACGTCCTGTTCAACCAGGATGCCACTCGCTTCAACGACGACATGTCGCTGTACGAGCGTGCGCTGCTGGCGTTGCTCCAGGAGGGACCGGCCACCCGACACTCGGTGGTCATCGTCAGCGACCGTGATATCCACCGATTGTCCCGCATGAACGAGCGCAACGACTTCATCTGCACCAACGCGCTGAACTTCATGGTGGACACCGAGTACCGGGTCAACATCATCGCCCAGATGCGCAGCATGGACGCCGTGTTCGGCTACCGTGCCGACTACAGCATGTGGGACAACCTGATGGACCGGCTAGTCACCGACCTGAACCTGGCGTTCGGCCAGGGCTATCCTGAGTTCTCTCGTGGCGACATCACCTTTCAGGTGGCCAACCTGCACGTCTACCCGCGTCACTTCGAGCTGCTGGCCGATACCGCAGCCGACACCCAGGAGCGCCTGGATCGGCGTGTGTGGCAGGCCCCCACGTTCAGCGAGCGGCACACCAAGGTCGGCGCTGATGGCGTGGAGCGCATGTTGAAGCCCACGGCCATCGTCGCAGACAACGAACAGGCTGACTTCGGTGGGTGGGAAGACCGATGATCATCGCAGAGGTCGGCTGGAACATCTTGGTGTTCCTGTTCTGGGTGCTTGTCATCCTGGGTGCGATCATCATCGTGGCAGCTGTGATCGTGGGCGCTGTGCGCGCAGTCAACGGCTGGTTCCCGAAACGCAGCGAGTACCTGCGCAACGCAGCGGTCGAAAGCGAGCGCATCTACCAGAACGGCATCCTGGAGCAGGACTCTCAGGAGGCCTTCTATCGGGGGGCCAAGTGGGGATGGGATCAGCATCACAAGCTGACCCGCAGGCCCAGTGACCCGATGATCTAAGCCCCTGCCCCCTACCACGCTGGGGATCCCGTGGTAGGGGGTAGGCATATCCCTGAGGATAGCATGGGAAAGCAAGTACTTCTTCATGGCGGGCCTCTCAACGGCAAGTGGATGATGCTGGATGACAATGTCAACCACTTCCACATCGAAGAGTTCACACCGCCCAGTCAGGCTCAGTACCGAGGCGAGCTGCCAGCAGAACCTGAGACCAGGATAGGCACCTACAGCCAGGTGTCCGGCATTGAGAATAGACAGAACTTTGAGTGGGACGGATGGGTAAAGCATTGAACAGTCACCTTCAGCTGCTGCGGCAGGCCAAGGTCTCGTGGATCTGGCCGATCTACGTGCCCAGCTACAGTCGAGCCGGCTCGGCCACACTCCTGGATACGTTCGCCAAGGCTCCGGCCAGCGTCCAGCGCAGGGTGCACATCATGGTCCGTAGAGAGGAGCGAGAGGCCTACGAGCAGGCTTACCCGTGGGCTAAGGTGCGGACGCATCGCGGGCCGTATGGCGTCGGCCCTGCGCGAGCAGCTATCCTCCGGGATGCTGAGCAGCGGGGACACGAGCGCATCGTCATGATGGATGATGATGTGACGCACCTGTCGCTCATGGAGCGCATCACCAGGCCAGACGGCACGCAGCACACCAGGAGATGGAGCGAGAAGCTGGCCGACCAGGCGACTCAGGTGCACTTGCCGCATAGCCTGGCAGTCGCCTGCCGCATGGCTGACCGTGTTTTCGAGCTTCAGCCTGACGCAGCCTACGGCAGCGCTCGCCAGGGCCTCTTCAGTGGGGACGTGGATACCAGCGTCGGCGCGTTCATGGACAAGGGCGGATTCCCTGCCTGCGTCATCTTCTTCGACATGGCCCGCTTCTCATGGCGCGAGTGCCCCGAGCCGTATCGCCTGCACGGCGAGGACCTCAGCATGTTCCTGCACACGCTGACTGAGGGCAAGGGCGCGTTCGTGATTCCCAGTGTGGCCTACGATACGAACACCCGGCTGGACAGCACAATCCCTCTGGACCCGCTTGACGAGCGTGGTCGCCAGGATGACCTGGATGCCGCAGCTGAGGTCTACCCGCAGGTTGCCCACTACCTCCGAGCCACGATGCGAAACAAGGCTGGAGGTATCATGAAGATCGGTGTACACTGGCCTCAATGGTACAGGGAGACCGAACTTCAGCCCACGATAATCCCCATGCAAGAACTCATCTAAGGAGAGCAGAAAGTGTTCATCGCATTCGAGGGTCCTGACATGACAGGAAAGTCCACCAGCGCGAAGCTGCTGGATTGTGCCCACCAGCCGGACTACAACGCCACGAAGAGAATGCACGAAGCGAACGTGCGTGACTGGAATGGCGACGCCAACGTGGACCCCATGCCACACACCTACGACCGCATCGACTGGTTCACTCACATGGTCTACCGGCTGGCGCTGCCGGACCGTGACTGGAACGACGATCGGCCCCGCACAGTGTTCGCCATGCCTGACACCCACTTGGTCGTCAAGATCCACAAGCCCGAGCTTGCAGGCTTCACGGCTGACGAGATCGTGGACACACCCATTGCACGGGTGAACCCGATGTACTACTACTTCGCCGACTACTTCATGATGCTGAACCGTATGCGCAGCTACGAGCTGTTCAAGACGGTCAGCATCGTGGAGGTCTCCAACTACCAGGAGACCGGCGACTTCAGTCAGCGCCTTGTGGCGTTTGACTCGCCCACCCAAGGCTGGAATTCCGACCTGCTGCCGTTGGAGCGGCTGGTAGACGGCGACGACAGCCTACTCGCGTTCCTGCAAGATGTCAACCATCGCCTCGGCTGACCCGCATCTGGGGCACCTGCACACGATAGAAGTCCTGGTCGCCCGCAGCAAGCGGAAGGCCACACGCAAGGAAGCCCTCCAGGAGCTGGCCCGCTACTGGGATCAAGGCCGAGGCCTACAGAAGCACGGAAGGACCAACGTCATGCCCAAGAAGACCAGGGCGCACAGCACGCCAGACCCTCGCACGTTCACCGGGCAGGGCATCATCTTCGCCATCATCGATGACCCGGAGAACATGGTCAGCTCGGCCACCGAGCGCAAGGGCAGGCTGACCACTATCGATATCATCGCAGACGCCATCGAGAAGGCGCTCGACGCCGGTAACGAGACCAGTGATGAGATCGCCCGCTACCTCACCACTAGCGCCTTCCAGCACATTCCTGACAAGCGGGTCCGCTTCAACAGTGTGCTAAAGGCTGGCGACGTGGTGGGCGCCCAGATCACCAGGAAGCTGTACAACGCTTACAACGAGCTTGCCGCCCTGGCAGAAGAGGAGACAGACCCACAGCAGAAGAAGCTCATATTGGCCGAAGCCAGCGGCTTCGCCGAAGCGCTGAACGTGGTGCTTAGCCCGTTCAGCTGTGAAGACCCCAAGGATCCTCGGCTGGTGAATTGGGACGAGATCGATCGCATCACCGCAGCGTTCGAAAAGGAACAGCGGTTCGTCCGCAGAGACAGGAATGGAAGACCCCAATGAACGACTATCGCAAGAAGCCCGTCACCGTGGAAGCCCGTCAGTTCGTGGCTGCCCCCTGGAACGATCAGGAGAAGCTGGCGCAGTGGTGTCACGGCAAGCTGCGCGGCGAGCACATGAAGCCTGCCGAGCGCGTCATCCAGATCGAGACGCTGGAAGGCGAGATGGAGGCCAGCGTCGGGGACTACATCATCAAGGGCGTCGCTGGGGAGTTCTACCCGTGCAAGCCTGAGATCTTCGCCCAGTCGTACACCGAGGTCGGCGCCAGTGGCGACCGGGAGTATGTGCTGGCTCGGCTGCTGGCGCACGCTGAGGTCACCGTCCCTGAGATCCATCTGCCGCAGTCGGCGTTCGTGGAGGGCTATCACGTGGAGCTCGGAGAGCACCGCTTCACGCAGGCTCAGTGGGAGGCCATCCAGCTCTACGCGTCTGGTGTGGCTGAGGTCGCGATGCAGGAGTACGAGCAGGAAGGTGAGCGCCTGCGCAGCGAGGCACGTTTCGGGCACAAGGCACAGCGACAGAACGCTGACTTCCATGAGGCGATGAGCATCGCAACGGCGCCCAGCCCGCAGGCCATCCCGAAGAGCGATGTTCCCGTGGTCATCGAGCTGATCCGTGAGGAGTTCATAGATGAGCTGATCCCTGCCTTGGGGGCAGCCGTGTCGTTCACTCCCGACGGCAAGTTCGAGCACATCGTGGTGAACGGTGAGCCGAACGTCGTAGAGATCTACGATGCCCTCATCGACATCCTCTACGTCACCTATGGTGCGCTCAACCGTGCAGGCATGGATGCTGATCCTGGATACGACGAGGTCCAGGGCAGCAACATGTCCAAGCTGGGTGAGGATGGCAAGGCCATCATCGCCGGCGAGAACGACCCAGACGGCATCTTCCCGGGCCGCGTGAAGAAGGGGCCGAACTACTACAAGCCGAACCTCGCTGCTGTGCTGCGCGACCAGGGCTGGGAAGGCTGACATGGACGGGGAGCAGATCCGCAGGATGGAGTCCTACGCCTTTGACATAGACCCTATGGTCTTTGACGTGCAAGACGTGGAGGCGCTGTCTGCCAAGCTGACGGCTGAGCACGAGCGCTTGCTGCGGCTGCTCCCCGATCCCCCGCAGGGCTATCGTTGGAAGCTGGCCCTCGACGCGGAGGAGTTGGTGCAGACCAAGCACCGAGTGTATCGTGTCGTAGCCACACTCAAGGAGATCTGATGACCAAGGAGCAGGACACGGCGATGTACGACCAGCGCACGAACGAGGATGACTTCAACATCAACCTGTGCAAGTCGTGCCGGAACCCCGACCTTCCCGACATGATTGACGTCACGCGTTGCGAGTGGTGCGGGGCACCACTGTGACGCTCCAGCTGCGTGAGTCCCAGCAGATAGCCCTCACACGGCTGCTCGAGCCGGATCGCACGTTCGCCGCCTTGTGGGCCGAGCCACGCAGCGGCAAGACCGCAGTCAGCCTCAAGCTGATTGAGCACAAGGCCCCACGTGTGGCCGTAGTGGTTGGCCCCAAGATCGCTGAAGGCGTCTGGAGGGGTGAGGCTGCTAAGTGGCTGGAGACGCCGTACCGTTTCCACCCGCTGACCGCAGGCAACGAGTATCCCGACCTGAGTAACATCGGCGGTAGGTTCCGTGGACCGACGCAGCTGATGTTCGTCAACTACGAGCAATTCGGGAAGCAGCCTTGGCAGCGCCTCCGGCCGTTCCTGAAGGAGCTGGCTAAGCTGGTAGACTATCAGGGCATGATGCTGCTGGACGAGTCCCACCAGATCAAGACTCCCAACAGTGTCACCGGGCGCAACATTCGCCCGCTAGCCTCTGAATGGCAGGGGTACCGGCTGCTGATCACTGGCACACCTGTCACGAACCCGAACCAGATTGATGCCATCTACGGGCAGTGGACGTTCGTCAATCCAGCCATCCGTGAGAAGTGGCCCACTGCGCGCGACTTCCGCGAGTACTTCGGTGAGTGGACCACGGTCAAGGGTTATCCCGAGCTGGTGCGCCCCATCCGTCAAGCTGAGCTGAACGCTTATATCCAGAACGATGTCGTCACGATGGTGGGGCCTGGGGCGCCAGTGCCAATTGAGAAGGTCTACTACCGAGTGCCAGCTAACGTCCTGGCTGCGCACAAGGATCTTCTCAAGAAGGGGGTCGTCAAGTATAAGGACGGAACCTTCTACAACTACAAGGAAGATGTTACTGGGGCACGTGAGATCATTGGTCTCAACCCTCTGACTCGACTGCTGCGCATGCGTACCCTTGTCGGTGGCTGGCTCAAGGACGACGAAGGCCAGAGCTTCTCGGTGGCGCCTGCGGCTCGGAGCCGGCTGAGTGCCCTAGGTCGTGTTCTTGCCAAGTGCGACGGCAAGGTGATTATCGCCTGCACTCATCTGCACGAAGTCAGACTGGTACGTAGATACTTGCACATCAAGGGCATCGGCCACACCATCATCACGGGCAGCACCAAGCACAAGAACAACGTCATAGAGGCTTTCCAGCAAGACCGCGAGCTGCGCGTGCTGCTGGTACAGCCTCGGACCGTGGCAATGGCTGTGGACATCAGCGTCGCCAACGACCTGATCTGGTACACAAGCGACTTCAACTACGTCACGTTCAAGCAAGCCAGCGACCGGATCAAGCTGTCGCCCAAGTCGCCTACTGTGTGGTTCCTATGTGGCCGTGGCACCGTAGACGAGGACGTGTGGGCCACACTCCAAGAGGACCACAATCACCTGACCAAAGTGGTGCGCAGCATCCGTAGAAAAAACTTTCGCTAGAGGGTTGCACAGCGAGGTGAGACGTGCAATACTGATCTCACAAGGCAGCAAGCCTCTCAATCCATCATCCGGCCCCAAGTCAAGGAGACATCATGGCCACCGCACGCAAGTCCAGCACGAAGTCCGCCCCCGTCGCCGAGGTCGAGGAGACCGAGTCCACGACCAACGAGCCGACGTTCAAGCAGATCGCCAACGACGCCATCGACGACGCGGCCAGCCAGCTCGGCGTCACCAGCTCGGCGCAGCGCTACAAGGTCCAGCGGGCCTTCGGCTTCATCGCCATCCAGATCGCCCAGGAGGAAGGCACGCTCGACGAGCTCATCTCCGAGGTCGTCTCCCGTGCCGGTGACCTCCCCGCTGGATTCGGCCTCGAGGCGTCCGTCGCCGCGCCGAAGCCCACCAAGGCCCCGGCCAAGGCTGCGGTCAAGCCCGTCGCCCGCAAGGCAGCGACGCCGGCGAAGCCCGCCACGGCCCGCAAGCGCCCGACGCGCTGAGCACACGAACCCCGCCAGCTTTCTCCCCCCGGAGCTGGCGGGGTTCCTCTTTGGACCGGTAGCTCAATCGGTAGAGCTTAGCCCTGTTGCGCCAGGGCACGAGGCATCGTGGTGCAGGTTCGACTCCTGTCCGGTCCACTGCACTAAACTGAACACACAGCCCCCACGGCACTAGGAGTCCACATGGATCTCACGATCACCGAGAGTCTTTCGGAAGTCAGGAAGTACCTGGCAAGCACGACCGCCCCTGTCATCACGGATATTGAGACGACGTCTCTGTTCGTTGGCATGGGGCGGATCTTGTGTGTGGGCTTCGCCCCTCTGGATCGCAACGACGTCATGGTCTGGTGGCCCCGCAGCCTGGCTGATCTGGCCCGTATCCGTATCCCCAAGATGGTCGCGCACAACGCGCCCTTCGAGGTCCGCTGGCTGGAGAGCTATGGCTGCCGCTTGCGCGTGCACTGGGATACACAGATGATGGCTCATCTCATCGATGAGAACCACCCTTCCGGCCTCAAGGACACCGTCGTCCGCCTGCTGGGCTACGAGGACTGGGCTGATGACAATGTGGCTGGGTACGCCGATGAGTTCGGCCGGTTCGTAGAAGACCAGGTCAAGATCCCTCGTGAACGCTACAAGGTCAGCAAGGCACGGGTCAGTGTCTACAACGGGAAGGACGTGCACTACACCAGGGAGCTGATGAAGTGGCAGATGAAGCACGTCAAGCGCAACCTTAAGCCAGGCGAAGACCCTGTCTACGTGATGCGCCACGTCATGATCCCTGCCATCAAGCCTCTTCAGGAGATGGAGCGCAACGAGCTGCCCGTTAGGCTTAACGTGGTGCACAAACGGCAGGCAGTGGTCGAGGCGGAGATTGCGGCCATCGAGCAGGAGCTCGACGCGTCTATCCCGCCCAAGGAGGAGTGGCCTGACTGGCTGCAGAAAACCAAGCCCAAGTGGGGCGCCACCAACTGGACTAAGTGGTGGCTCTACGAGTATCAGGGGGCCATGTGCCCCAAGCGTGGCAAGCCGACCAAGACCTTCCCAGAGGGTGCCCCCAGCTTGGCTGAAGAGGTCCTCCAGAAGATTGACCACCCAGCAGCAGCGATGCTCATCAAGCGCAGCGGTCTCTACAAGCAGTTGACGGGCTTCCTGAATCCTATCGTCAACCGCACACGCAACGGGCGCATCCCCACTAGCTTCAAGCTGACGGGTACTGTCACCGGCAGGCTTAGCAGCCAGAGCCCCGGCAAGGTCAAGACCAAGAAGGATGAGACAGATCCCTGGAACAGGCCAGGGCTGAACTCGCAGCAGATCCCGCGGGACAAGGCCACACGTAACCTCTTCGGGGAGCGCGGGCTGGCCTGGATTGAGGTTGACTTCAGCCAGCTGGAGCTTCGCATCATTGCGCAGCTAGCCCAGGAGCGCACGATGATCCAGCTGTTCGAGGCTGACGAAGACATCCACATGTATATGGCGAAACGACTGGTGCGTGGCCAGGAGATCACCAAGGAACACCGCAGCTTGGCCAAGGGTGCTAACTTCGGCTTTGTCTACGGGATGCAGGCCAAGCACTTCGCCGACTACTTGTTTGAGAACTACGGTGTGACAACCACTCGTAAGGACGCTGAGGTCTTCCGTGATGAGTACTTCACCAACTTCAGCGACCTGCCCGCGTACTACCGGAAGCAGCGAAAGGAAGCTGTCGAGTACGGGGGCGTCCACAACGAGTTCGGCCGGTTCCGTCACCTGCCCCGCGTCTATCACGACGACTTCTGGGTGCAGGAGAACGCCTTCCGTCAGGCGATCAATAGCCCGACGCAGTCGCTGGGAAGTGACTTCATGTTGATCAGCCTTAGCAGACTGGCCCGGGACTACCGCTTGCCCAGCTTGGGTGCTAAGCTAATTACCACGGTTCACGACTCAGTCTGTCTGACAGCCCCTTACCGGACAGCACGCAAGGTCGGCCGCATCGTCAAGGAGACACTGGAGCAAGCTGATGACACACTCGACCGAAAGTTCTTCCTCAAGGCAGATGTCACCATCAGCCGCTGCTGGGGAGGTGAACCCCTTGCTGAGTTCTAGCCCAGTGGAGCTGGAAAGCCAGAGGATTCTTAAGACATCACTCTGTGGGCACTTCACCGGAAAGCACCACTTCATCGTGGACAGCTACTACGATGGAAAGTTCGCGGTGCTGAAGTGCCAGTGGACTCTCTGCCAGCAGCGCAAGGTCATCCCTCATGTGGTCGTTCAGCACCTGATGGTGGCCCACTGATGCCCGCTAAGGCGCTTCCGGCCACTGGCAAGAAGCCTGGCTCCAAGGCCTGGCACGGTCCTCGGGGCACGTGGCCCACTACCGAAGATGGCAAGCTCATCATCACGCAGAGTATGGTCTCAGGATTCGTGCAGTGCCCCCGCGAGACGTACTACGGCATCGTCCTAGGGCTGCGGCCCAAGCTGGCCAAGAAGCCCCTGACGCGAGGTACGTGGGTCCATGCCCTGCTGGAAGTGCGAGGTCAAGGCGGCGACTGGAAGGCCAAGCACCAGGAGCTCATCGCTGAAGCCGAGAACACTATGTTTGAGGAGGAGGCTGCGCCGCTGGCTAAGGAGTGCTACGACATCGTCTTGAGCTACGACTGGGTATACGAGTCCAAGCTTCACGAGGTCCTGACACCCATCGCCGTCGAGCTGACGGTTGAGCGCCCGATGTTCCGCGGCAAGGTTCTGTACCGGGGCCGCATAGACATCATCTGGATCGATGAGAACGGTGATGTGTGGCTAGGCGACCACAAGACCCACGCCACACTTCCTGAGTGGCGATACCGCGAGCTGGCCTTCCAGCATTACTCCTACCTGTGGGCAGTGGAGACCGACAAGAGCTATGCTGCGCTGCGCTACAAGGGCAAGCCCCTGCCGCAGCCCAAGGGATTCATCTACGACTACTGCCGCACGGGAGCCATCAAGACGCCCACGCTGACTCAGAAGGGTATCCAGTCTCGGGTGGTTAAGCCCAGCGGTACCACGTATCCGGTCTATCGCGAGTGGCTCATCGAGCACAACATGCTCAGCGTTATCCGGGGCAAGGATCTGCTGTCCATCGAGGACCCGACGGAGCGAGTTTACGTGGAAGAGTTCCTGGTGGAGCTGAAGCACCGCGACTACAGCGACCTCTTCCGGCGTGACCGGCTAACATTCAGCCCCGAGCAGCGCAAGCGCCAGCTCAAGGCGTTCTACGCTAGCGCCCGCAGGCTGCTGAACTACAAGTGGGATGACCCGGACTGCGTGGAGCGCAACCTGGACGCCTGCTCTGGCTTCAAGTGCAACTACAAGGATCTCACTGTAGCCGACCTCATCCACGGCACCAGTGAGATTGAGCAGCGCACCCAGTACGTCACGACACGTGACCCACTGGACTATTACCCGAACCAAGACAAGAAAGGCAAGGCATGAGTGTCATCACCATCTATGGTCGCCCCAAGGTGGGCAAGACCACCTTGGCCCTCAAGGACGCCCCCAAGGGCAAGACAGCGGTCTTCAGTGCCGACCGAGGCCTGCTCGGCATTGATACGCGCGGCATGACGATCCTGGAGGATCTCAGCAGCCGCAGCATTAACAAGACCGTGAACAGCACGTTTCTCGCACGGCATGACCGGTTCGTAGTCGATACCGCGACCAGCCTGCACACGCTCTTCCAGCAGGAGTCGGCTGGCGGGCCTGGCGCCCAGATCAGGAAGCAAGACTTCGGAGTCGCGAACAACGGTCTGGCCACACTCGTCCGCACGCTGCGCGACAGCAGCAAGACGGTCATCGTGCTGGCCCAGGAACGGTTCACGCTGCCGGGGCAAGGCCTGGGTGCCGACGGCAAGCAAGAGTGGACGCCCGAGGACGAAGACGAGGACCAGACTGCGATGATCAGTGTGGATCTCTCGGCGGGCGCTGCCAGTGCGCTCCTGCAGATGAGCGACGCCATAGGTCGTCTGTACATCGCCAACGTGAACGACAAGCCTGTTCGCCGGCTCTGGCTGGGGCCTAGTGCTAGCATTGTGGCTGGCGCCCGCAGCGACACCTACCATGGCACTCCCCCTTACCTGAAGCAGCCCTCCATCGGGCGCCTCACCCAGCTTCTCGGCTGGACCCGCTAGCCGAGAATAACAAGAAGGAAGACATCACAATGGGAAAGAAGATCACCCTCGACTTCACCAAGGTCGAAGAGCGCTCGGGCTGGAACTCCAAGGAGATGCCGGAGGGCCTCCACGAGTTCAAGATCGAGCTGGTGGACCTGAAGGACGCCAACGACGGCACTCCGATGTGGACCTACGGTCTGCGTCCGGTGAACCCGAAGTACAAGACGCGTCTCTTCCCGTACTACTGCAAGCACCAGGCGAACCAGCTCTTCAAGCTCCGTGACCTGTTCACGGCTGCGGGCATCGCGGTGCCGAAGAAGCGCACGGCCCTGGACCCCGACGCCCCGATCGGCAAGATCATCGCGGCCGAGGTCAGCGATGCGACCGGCCAGTACGCGGGCCGCAGCGAGATCGATGGCGTCTACGACCGTTCCATCATCGAGGACGACGATCGCGAGGTCGACGACGATGAGGAAGAGGTCGACGAGGACGAGGTCGACGACGAGGAGTACGACGACGAGCCCGAAGAGGACGACGAGGAGGCTGACGAGGAAGAGGAGGACGACGAACTCCGCGAGGAGATCGAAGCCCTGACCCTCGCCGCCTTGCGCAAGCGTGCCAAGGGCCTCGGCATCGACACCGACGGCGTCAAGAAGGATGACCTCGTGGAGCTGGTTCTGGAGGAGGAGCTCGCCGGCGACGACGAGGACGACTCCGACGACTCCGACGACGAGGACCTCGGTGACGAGGACCTGGACGACGAGGAGTTCGACGACGAGGACGAGGAAGAGGAGGAGCCGGCTCCCCGCAAGCGCCCGGCAGCCCGCAAGCCTGCGGCCAAGGCAGCTCCTGCCAAGGCGACCCCGGCTCGTCGCACCGTCAAGCGCCGCTGATGGAAGAGGCGGAAGTAGTACGACGCATGATCAAGCGGCTGAATAGCCTGCCTGGCGTCTACTGCTTCCGCACCCACGGGGGTACCTTTCAGCAGAAGGGTACCCCCGACATCGTCGGCACGGCCCACGGTCGCTTCTTCGCGATCGAGGCCAAGCGCACGGCACGTGAGAAGCCGACTGAAGCGCAGCTATACAACCTAAAGAAACTACGTCAGGCAGGCGGCGCAACGTTTGTCAGCCATGACCCCCAGGTTCAGGAAGTAGTGGAGTGGATAGCAACCCTCTCGACCTAGTCCGCAAGGTGTGGCAACACAGCGGCATCACAGGCAACGTGTGGATGCCCAGCATCAGCAACATCGGCAAGGAAACCGAGCGGTTCCGCGAAGGCGTGACGCTCAACTCGCGTAAGCCTGCGCTGCCGCAGCTTACCGACGACCTTGACTGGTACTGGACCCCGGCTGTAAGCCACGGGGAGACCAGGCGTATCAAGAAGAATCAGACAGCGAGCAACTACCCCGCGCAGCGCGCAGTGTGGGTGGACTGCGACGAGTCATACGACCGCAAGCTGCTCGAGGCTCTCAGACCGTCTTACATGTGGGAGACCAGCCCAGGCCACACTCAGGCCGTCTGGCTTCTCAAGGACGAGATGCCCATTAGCGAGTTCCACCGTGACGGCTTCATGGGCATGCTCACGCAGGCGCTCGGCGCCGACAAGTCGGGCGTAGACGTCAGTCAGCTGCTGCGGGTGCCTGGCACGTGGCATCATAAGGGCAAGCCCTTCCACGGCAAGGTGCTCAGAACGGCTGGCACGGTCTACACGCGCGCCATGCTGCTACAGCGTGTGGCCAGGCAGCTCGGCTTCCCTGCTGGCCTAGCGAGTGAGCTGGCAGCTGAGGATCCTTACGGGGACCGTAGCAAGCTGCTCTGGAAATTCGGGCGCAGTGCTGCCGAGCTGGGGTTGCCCCAGGATCTCACGTTCAAGCTGATCAAGGCCACCAAGTGGAACAAGTGGCACGACGACCCCGATCGTCTCAAGGATGACATCGCCAAGGCCTACGACGCCCAGCCCGCAGCCAAGGACCCCGAGCGGAAGCAGGCTCAGGAGCAGGTAGAGCACGACTTCGATGAGGATGCTCCCATTGAAGCCTGGGACATGGCTTCGGTCGGGGACTTCGGCCCCGTGCTACGCAAGCCCTTCCGGTGGGTGCTGCCTGGCATCATCCCAGAGGCTGGCTGCGGTCTCATCGTAGCTGCCCCCAAGGTCGGCAAGACGCGTATCGCCATCGAGGTAGCCCTGGGCTTGGCTACCGGCAAGCGCCCCTTGGGCATCTCAGTTCCTAGGCCCCGTGGTGTGGGCTTCTTCAGCCTTGAGGACGGCGAGTATCTGTTCGCCGAGCGGCTGGAAGCTGGGATGCACCACGGCCGAGAGAAGTATCACTGGGATGGCCACATCAAGCCTGAGGGCGGCGCCCTGCACTGGGAACCTCCGCAGCCCATGGAGCTGTTCACCAACTTCGCTCAGGTAGACCTCAGTACGCCTGAGGACCAGCAGCGGCTCCTGGAAACCATCGTTAAGCACGACCTAAAGCTTGTCATCATTGACACTCTGTCCATGGCTATCGGCAAGGGCAACGTCTCCGATCAGAAGGAGATGTACGCAGTCCTCAAGCCAGTCAAGGACATTGCTAAGGCGACCGGGTGTGCAGTGCTGTTCATCCACCATACTCGCAAGCGGGTCTTCGAGAAGGGTGAGAGCATTCAGGAGAGCATCCTGGGTGCGACAGCACTGCACGCCTGGTCTGACTTCATCATGAGCCTGGCATCGCCGGCTGAGGACGAGGAGTTCTTGCGGCTGGGCGTGCAGACCAAGAGGGCCAGCGGGCAGCACTACATCGATGAGCACCTGCGTATCATCAAGCGTCCGCCCATGGAAGACTAGAAAAAAGTTTCAACGAGAGCTTGCATGTTCCTTGAGGAAGAGCTAAGCTGATCTTATCAGCAAGGCCCCCACAGCCACTTAACCTTCAAGGAGCATCATGTACACTCGCAAGATCCGCGCAACCGGTGAGACCCTGACCGTCGCTCGCCCCGAGGAAATCGGAGCCGACACCAGCGAAGGCAAGTGGATCACCTTCTGCGAAGACCACAAGACCCTCGTCTACAGCGAGACCGAGAAGCTGGCGTACTACACGCACGGCGAGGACTTCTGTGACGGCTGCCGGGAGCGCATCAAGGTGAACCCCACCAACGCCAAGATCAACATGAGCAACCACAAGGAGGCTCGTGCCTACCAGGAAGGCATGCGAGATGGACTGGCGCTGCTGGTGACCATGCTCGAGGAGGGCGGCATCGACAATCTTCTGGAAGGTCTCGTGCAGAACGCACGTCCTGCCGACGCAGCTCGCGTCAACGCCTACTACGCAGCGCAGCAGCCGGTTGATGCTGGCTCGGTCAACGACGGTGTCGTTGAGCCGACCGATGTGGTCAGCAAGGAGTACACCTACAAGAACGAGAAGTCGGCCAAGGACCAGCGTCGTCGCCTCATCAACAAGGGCAAGGCTGTCTCGCTCATCGCCTTCGACGCCAGCCGTGAGGTCTACGCTTTCGACCTCATCGCATGATCGCCAGCTAGCAGCCCCCAACTTTCTTTGAGGTTGGGGGTTGCGGCATGTTTGAAGTCCATGCTATGATATCAACATGAACAGCGCAGCGAACCCCCAGGACATCCAGGTCAACGACGAGGTCGTCAAGGGCCTCACCGGTCAGGTGGTTTATGGTGTCGCCAAGATAGTCGGTGACGAGGCCCTGTGCATTAAGATCGGCCTTACTCGCCAGCGCACAGCTCGCACCCTTGTCCGGATCAAGCTCGCGGACCTCTACAAGTAAGACCCCACAAGAAAAGGAGGCCATCATGGCTACTGCAAGCATCCACAACCCCAACGGTCCGTCGGGCCGCATCATCACCGAGGGGGACACCATCACGTCCTTCCGCGGCGAGGACTGGACCTTCATCAAGGTGTCCCGGTACGCAGACGAGGGCAGGCAGGCCAAGGTCCTGGTCAAGTCGGCCGAGGGCGATCACCGTGAGTTCTACCTCTCGGTCTTCCCGGGCCTGCGGGTTGAGGAGGCCTGACATGGGTAAGCTGCCGACCAAGCGCGCCGAGGACCTGGAGCACGACGAAGTCATCATTGACCCGAACGGCGATGAGGCTGTCGTCATCCGGTACCGATGGATGGACCATAAGCGCGGGCGCCTGGAAACTGACCTGGGTGTGGCCGTGGTGCCCCACGCGCAGCGCTTCACCATCGTCCAGTAACTCCCGCAGGCTCTGAGCGGCTCTCTCGCGTGGCGAGGGGGCCGCTCTCCTGTGTACGGGCGGGAGCAGGGTGCCAAGCTGCTCGATCTCCTGTCGAGAGCGTCGAGCAGGGTCGCAGACAGCAAGGCGCCCCCAGCCACACGGACCAGGGGCGCCTCGAGCCGGCGGAGAGCTAGTTGCCGGTCACCGTGGTTCGGGTGACGTAGGTGGCGCCGCCGACGATGCCGCTGCCGACGATGACCGCCAGGGCCACGGCTACCCACTCAGCCGGGGTCACGACGTTGTCGCTGAGGGCGGTGCCCAGCGTGGTGAGACCGCCCACCAGCGCAGCCGCGACCGTGGCAGCGATGGCCTTGGCAGGGCCGATGGTGATGGCCGGAGAGGCGGAATTCACCGTCTCGCCAGACGCCACTGGGACGCCGTTCTTGTAATCCTTGGGATCGAGGTTCGTCATGTGCTTCTCCTTACTGGTTAACGATGCAGAGCGAGGCTGGTGTCCACGCCTGCGTTAGTGGAGACTCGGGATCGGTCCGGGTCTGCACGTATACGGTAGTCAAGGTCGTACCGTCAGGGCACGTGGGTCCGGCCACACCTTGCGGGCCTTGCGGACCTGCGGGGCCAGCGGGACCCTGAGGGCCAGCAGGACCGGCCGGACCAGTATCGCCCTGCGCACCAGCAGGACCCGGCTGACCTTCAGCGCCTGCGGGTCCAGGTGCGCCAGTGGCGCCAGGTGCCCCTGGAGCGCCAGGGATGCCAGGCTCGCCTTGATCACCTTGGATGCCCTGCGCGCCAGGGGCGCCCGTGGCCCCAGTCGGGCCGACAACCGGGTTGGACGGCCGAGGAGCCTCGGGCTGCTGCCCCAGCTTAGTGAGCTGATCGTACAGGGTCTGTGCCGTGTCGGTAAGGTGGTCAATGCGCTGATCCTTGGCAGCGATCGCGATGTTCTGCTGCACAACACGATCTGACAACCGGTCATTGGTCGCAGCAAGGTTCCCCAGAAACCATGCCGTGACTCCAGCTGCCAGCAAAAGGAAGACGGTGGCGAACGCATAGGGCCACCATCTCACGCGCGTCTCAGGTATCTCGTACGTAGCTGCCACTGTCGCTCCAGGTGAAGTGTCGGCCCGCGTCGGGCTTATGAGCTGTTCTTCGTCATCGTTCATTGTCCTGCCCCAGGAAGGAATCTAACCAAGTAGTTCAGCAGCACGGTCCCGATAATCAGGATCCATTGCCAATTGGTAGCCGACTGCACCTTCTGTCGGCTTTGGGCCTCCGCGAGCTGCTTCGCAGCAGCAGCGGTTTCGGCAGCTTGTCTAGCTGTTGACTCTTTCTGCAGATCCGTTTCCAACTCCTTCACCTCATCACGAAGCCTGCGCAGCTCATCACTGACGCGAGTCTTCTCGTCCCTGAACGTGTCACGACTAACGACATTCTGCAGGGTTGATCGTATGTCATCGAATTGGCGGATGACCTCCTGCTGAAACATGGACATCCACAGTGGCGGCTGTTCTTGCTTGTCGTCGGGCATGTGGGAGGAACTTTCTCTGGGGAGAAGGAAGATTGAAGGGGGGCGAGCAACCTGGGGATAGCGCTCGCCCCCAGTAGGAGCTACCGACGGTAGCCGGGGAAGGCGTTCCAGTTGGCCGAGTTGGCTGCGTTGTGAGACGACTGTGTGCCCGAACCCATCCACGCATCGATCTGACCCGTGTACCCGTACTTCGCCTTGAGCCACCGCTGGTGTCCCTTGGCCGACTCGTCGCCGTACTGGCCGTCGATCTTGCCCCCGTAGTAGCCCTGAGCCTTGAGGAACTTCTGGAAGGCCGTCATCATGTTCGGACCAGGCACGTTGTCGCCGACGTAGCCGTAGTACTTGCGCAGCATCGCAGCCACACCATTCCACGCCCAGCCCTTGACGACCGACCAGGGATCTGGGCGCTGCGAGGGCGGTGTGGCCGGGGGCTGGCCCGCAGCGGCGCCGATGTTCCCGCGGAACGTCTTGTGCCACGGCTCGCCGAACTTGTAGCCCTCGTTCTCGAAGCCGTAGTTGCCTGCGTGAGCCTCCATCCAGCGATCCCGAGCCGTGCCACGGGTCATGACACCCTTGTCGGCTCCGGAGTCGCGAAGGTCCACGCTGCGCGGGCCGTTCGGACCGTCCTCCTCGTGGTTGGACGTGGGGGGCGGCGCCACGGTACCGGCCGAGCTGATGCGGTACCAGAGCTGACCGTTCCACCAGCGGGTGTCGTAGACACGACGCCCGTTGACCTGGCTGGCGATGACGTAGCGAGCGCGGAAGATGGCTTCCTGCTCGGCGTTGGTGCGAGTGCCCGAGCTGACGATCAGCGAGCAGCCCGTGTCGCGCTGGAAGTCCGCGTTCATGCGGTCGAGCGCAGCCGCGACATTGACCTCGACGCGTTGGCCGTTGCGCGTGGTGTAGCTGTAGGCCATGATCAGCCCTCCTGTCCGTTTCCGCCGTTTTCGACCCCCGTGCCATCGGAGACGAAGACGGTGTCGTCGATGGAATCGACGGTGACAAGCGTCAGCTCGCCGTTGGCGTCCAGCGCCCAGGCGTCCGGCTTGCCATCGCCCTCCACATCGTAGTCGAGGGGCAGCTTGGGGTCAGCCACACCATCGGCCTTGTAGCCCTGCAGGATGCCCGTGAGGGCTTCCTTGTCGGCCGGCGAGAGACCCGTCAGCACTTCTTCTTTGGTTGCCATGATTCCTCCTTCTCATCCCTCTTGTGAGGCTTAGGGTTCGAGAGTCACAGTGCCCATGCGGAAACCTGTGACGCCCGAGCGTTCGTTGAAAGCTTTCGTGATGATGGCCGTGACATCCTGCAGCAGGGAAGCCTCATCGGTTGCCTCTGCGTAGTCCACGTTCACCAGGATCTGGTACTGCATGGTTACTCTCCTACCATCCACATCTTGTTGTCTAGCGACTGCCATGCGTTTCCGTTGTTATTGATCTGCACGAATCCGCCACGGTCGTCCTGTCCCTGGTCCTTGGCATAGATATCTACGCGGTTCCATAGAGCATTGCTCACACTAGCCAGGATTACTTCGCTCTCGGGCAGGGCTGTCGCAGGACTATTGAAGATCTTAGCATTCACTGTTCCCCCGGCTACCAGGCCCTTAGTCATGGTGAGGCCATCTTCACGAGTCAGGATGGCGGGCTGTGGGAAGCCTGTGCTGTACCGTGCCCATCCGTTCACCAGACCGAAGTTCCACCAGGGAAGTGTAAGGGCATCCGGTGTGACGATGCACAGGCCGGACAGAGACAGCCACGTGTTACCAGTGCTGTTCATCTTCCAGCAGATGTCGCCATTCGGGAACACCGACACATAGCCGAATGCGTCGACGCATGCAACGTTCACATGATTCTGCAGATGCGACCCATACGCAGTGCTGGGGAGAGACACCATAGGCAGGTCGCCTGTAGTGGTGGATCCACCCTTGATCAGACCACGCGTCCAGACGAAACCGTATGGATCCTTCCAGTAGCCAGCCTTGCCCCACTGAGGATCGCCGTAGTCCACCCACGAGTTCTTGAACGCACCAACGGGAAAGTCGGTCCACGTGGCCACACCAGCAGCAGGGAAGGCAATCCCATCGAGCGAGATGTAGGTGTTTGCTGTCCAGCCAGCTCGCACGCGGATTTCTCCGTTGGCCTGGACGGCGATGGCCTTAGCAGCGTCCCCGTTGTTGATAGGGAAGATCATTGCGACATCGGGTCGATACCCAACCGGCAGGGTCGCGATCACCGTGTCGGTGGTGGCCGTACCGTAGCCGATCAGGCCAGACAGCAGTACGATGCCAGAGGGAAACTTCTGGATGCGCGGGGTAGACCACCGACGAGGGGACATGCCGTTACGCAGGTTGTACGACAGCCAACCATTCTGCAGGTACGGCGTGAGGTCTACCTTGCCGCCGAAGCCTTCCTCGCCAGAGTGCCCTAGGATGACCCACGTGCTGCCAGTCCACTGGATGCTGACCACGCGGTTACCCGAACGCTCCGACTTCGTGATCCACTGATACGCAGTGGCCGACAGCGCAGCCCACGTCGTACCGTTCCAGATGCGCAGCTTGGCAGGCCCAGGACCGAGGTAGTTCGGGTCCAGCAGAGCCTTGTTGATCTGACCCACGTAGGTACCCGTGACAGCCTTGCCGTGGACGATCGTCTTACGTGCCGACATCTCCACGCGGACACGGTCGCCGACGATGAGGCCACCAGCCAGTGTGTCAGGCGTGATAGGCAGTGGCGCCGAGTCGCCGTCCATCTGGATGCTGAGAGGGGCTGTGCCCTTGACGGTAGCCCATTTGAACGACGTGAGGTCGCTGATATCAGGCATCATAGCGAGATCACTTCCTGGAGAGAGGACTTCATGAGCCCTAGTGGCGTGGTATCGAGGCTAAGCTTGGTGATGACGTGCTTGGTGTTCACCCCAGCCTGGGAGTTGGCGAATCGCAGCACGTCGCCCACCTTGACAGGGATGGGCAGGTGCTCCACCTCAACCTGAGCTTGTGTGGCCGACATCTGGATGAGCGTTGTCTGTGACCGCTTCTGCAGGAAGGCGATGATCTCAGGGTCGGTACCCTCAGGGCAATCTACGCCGTCTGTGACGTGCGTGATCCACCGGCCACGGGTGGGGTAGCTGTAGGGGCTGCTGGGGTCTGTGTTGGTCCAGGTGCCGGTAAGCGCCTGCACGTCAGCCCCATCAGCTGCCTGAATGGAGATGACCTTGTTCGGGACGTCGAAGCTGTCGCGCTGGCGCTCCCAGGTGGGACGATAGATGGACTGTTCGCCATCCGTCAGCTCACGAGGAATGTTCAGGACCTCGTAGTTGATGGGGCGGTCAGCAGGCAGCACGCGCGGGGTAGCCTGGAAGTTGCCCTGTCCGTCCATCCAGAGAGCGTTGTAGTTGGCCACATCGAGCAGGTCGTTGATGATCTTCAGCTTGCTGGTGCCAGCCTCCCACATCATGTTGCTGCTGGTGACTAGAGTGTTGGTTGCGTCGATGCTGATGGCCTCGCCACATCCTGTGAGGATGGTCTTGACCTGCTGCAGAATGAGCGTGCCTGCGGGGACCGCGAACGACTGCTCCACAGCGTCCTGGTCGGGTACCGTGCACTTGTCAAGGAGCTCGAGCTGCCAGGTGCGGCCCGTGTCTTCCCATGACTCCTTGGCATTAGCCACCAGGAAGACCCCAAGGGGGTTGTCGGGGAGGCCAGCGATGACGCACACGGGGCGCAGCCGCACCGACGCCAGCTGGACATCACCGATCTTCATGAAGCCAGGCTGAGCAGCCGTGAGATCCGCTACAGAGGCCCCACCGCTGCCCTTGACTGCTGCGTTCAGCGTCCAGCTCAGCTGGCCGTCTGAGACGCCATCTAGCGTCCCTACGAGCTGATCGGTGCCGTTGGCCCCGTGCTGTAGCACTTCCCAGCGATAAGTGGTGCTGCGGTCGCCATAGAGGACGTCCTGAGTGCTCAGGCTAACGAGTGGGAGGATGGGCGTGGGCATCAGCTAGTCTCCGTCATCGTGAACGAAAGGTCAGCGCGGTCCACCCGCTTGTAGGTCAGGGACCCCTTGGCAGTGCCGAACACCCGACGACCGCTGGCGTCGCGATAGCAGGCCTCGCCTGGGGTCAGCAGCACCTTGCGCAGCTGATCAATCGTGCTGCCGAAGTTCTCGTAGACGAACGAGGAGATCTTCAGCTGCAAGCTGGTTTCGGTTCCATACATGCCGATGGGCTTGGTGCGTCCTGCTGCTTCGATCGTGGTGCTGGCCACATCAAGCGACTCATCAACACTCAGATTGGCGCCGAAGACACCGACAGTCTGGAAGCTAGCGCCCTTGCTCAGGAAGGCCCTGCGCAGCTCGGACGTCGTCAGGCTGGCCGTGCGCTGCGTGGTGGCACCTAGCGCGCTCTTCGTGGTGACAGTGTAGAGGTTGACGCCGTTAACGGTAGGCACGGTGTCCAGGAAGGTCATGGCCGTACCCGAAACGGGGTAGTCCTGAACGACCGTCTCCACGAGTCCGTTGATCGTGCGAGTGATGGTGACCGTTGCCGCAGCCGACTGACCGCCCCCAGGGGCAGGGATGCTGAGGTCCAGCTGGCCCCACCCGGTATCGGGCAGGTACGTCAGCACGATGCCAGCAGGCACCGGAGCCAGGTAAACAACGCTGAAGCTATTGGATACCTGCGACGACCACAGACCGTTGGAGTCCAGCACCTTGGACTTGATCGTGTAGGTGACGCCGTTCTGCACGGGCGTGCTCATCACGACACCGTTGAGGACCGTGGTGTCCTTGCTCTCCAGCAAGACCGCGCCCTGCCAGAGCTCCAGTGTGGCCTTGACGAACGTGGCTGCTTCCGCCTGGGCGAAGGTGATCGTCACCCGCAGCGTGGAGTCAGTGACCGTGCCCCCGTTGGCCGGGATGGTGATGGTCGTGGTCGGTGCCGTCTTGTAAGTGACCGTGCTGATGTCCGACCACGGCGATGCACCCGTGCCATCCGAGCCACCAGTGGTCGCCTGACCCCAGGTGCGGACACGGATCTGGACTGCGGTGTTGGCCACGTAGGTGTTCGCCGCGATGGTCCTGCTGGCGACAGCAGAAGTCACCTTGCCAGTAGTGGTCCAGGTGCTTCCGCCGTTGGTAGAGAAGTTGACTTCATATGCCGACTGTGGGGTCGTGTCAATCGGATTGTGCGTCCAGCCGAACGTGAGCGCCTGCGTCTTGTCTGCGTACTGGGGCACCGTGCCAAGCGTCGGCTTGTTCGGGGCCACCAGCAGCTGAACCGAGTTGGAAACCGCATAGCTGGACAGCAGCGTGCCAGCCTTGGAGCGCACTTGATAGACGTGCACCTGCGATGGATTCGGGGCTGCGTGTGTGTACGACGTTACACCCGAACCGACAGTCGTCAGGGCCGTGCTATCCCAGGTGGTCACACCGCCCGAGACTGTGCCGTGCCAGACTTCCGTATTGTACTCGGCATAGGCAACGTTGTTCACCCACGCCACTACGATATCGAGGTTGGCTTGCTTGGTGGCTGTGGCGCTGGTGGGTGCCCCAGGAGTCGTGAAGATCGGGTCCGACCAGGGCGACACACCGCTGAAGCCCGCACTGTTCCACGCCTGCACCTGGAATTCGTACTTGCTGTTCGCGACAGTACCGATGGCTGCGCTGTTCGTGGCCGAGATGTCGAGGATCTTGACCGATCCACCGTTATTCGTCTTGCAGTAGACCTGATTGCTGGCGGGCTGCCCGTTGGAGGCCGACGACTGCGTCCACGCAAGGTTGGTCTGCGTGTCGCTGACTCGCGATGCGACAGGCTTGGTCGGGGTCCCAGGAGTGACGTAGGTCGCAGACGTGCCGACAGCCTGGGCCACATCAGTCGGGCCACCAGCGCCAGACGTACCCGTGGAGTTCATGTGACCACGGAACGTCCAGGTGCGACCAGTGCCATCGCCGTTGTTCCCGAGGGTAGCCGTACCCGACGCGATCAGCGTGGTCTGGTTGCCAGCACCACGCCAGTCAAACGTGAACGAGCCAGACCAGATGGTGCCGACACCATCGATGCTGACGTTGGCACCGATGGCGCTGTTCTGGAAGGTAGAGTTGGACGTGACCCGCTCGATCAGGTACAGCGCCCAGTTAATGTTGACGTTGTTCGCACCAGGGTTCGTGGATGCCTGGGAGACGTCCAGGCGAAGGGTACCTGCCCCTCCCGTATTTACATCAGCCAAGAGTGATCAACCCCTGTCGGTATTGGACGCGCATGGCGTCAACGATGCCAGCGGTCAGCTCACGAACCGACTGGCGAGAAAGAGTGACGGTTCCCTGGTCGGTCGAGCCGGCGGCGAACGCATCGGTGATTGCACTGGTGAGCGCGTAGGTGTCCAGCGCAGCTTCCACGTTGACTGGGCCTGCTGCCTGCGGGGTAGTCTGCAGGGGGACAAGGTTCTGTGTCAGTGTGGCCGTGCTGGTGAACGATGCATCCGTCTTCAGCTTCAGAGCCTCGCCCATGATCTGCTCGTTCATGGCGGTGATGGGCTTGATGGCCTCGTCAGTCGCCTTCTCCACACCTACGCCAATACCTGCGGGGAGCCACTGGCCGATCTCCTCTTCCATCACGACGGACGGGGAGTGGATGCCGAAGAAGCCTGCCACATTCTTTACGACGTCGCTGGCGAACTTGCCGATCTGCCTGAACAGCCAGCCAGCAGCACCCGAGATGCCTTCCCAGATACCCCGCACGATGTTGCCACCGATACTGACGACCTGCCCGACTGCGTTGCCCAGCGCACCGACGATACCACTGATGATGGTACCGATGCCTCCGAGGATGGCGCCCATAGCCTGCGGGAAGCCTTGGGCCAGCGCCCCCATGATGCGCAGGCCAGCGTTGATGATCTGCGGGATGGAGTTGAGCAGTGCCTGGACGATGCCACCGATGATAAGCGGGATAGCCTTGACAATGGTGACGATGATCTGGGGCAGTGCCTGGATCAGCGCGATGAACAGCTGGATGCCAGCCTCGATGAGAACCGGGATGGCGTTCAGCAGCGCATTGAGGATGCTGGTGATGATCTGGGGCAGGGCTGCCACGATGGTCGTGATGATAGTGGGCAGCTCCTTGACCAGCGAGGTCAGCAGCGTGATGCCTGCCTGCACCAGCAGCGGGATAGCCCCCACCAGCGCATTGATGATGGCGACGATGAGCTGCGGCAGCACAGCCACCAGCTGAGTGATGACCGATGGCAGTGCCTGGATGATACCGTTGAAGAGCTGGATGGCTGCATTCAGCAGCATGGGAACGCCGGTGATGATGAACTGAACGATGCCGTCGATAAGCGTCGGCAGGGCCGCGATGATCATCGGCAACGCAGCCAGCACGCCTTCCACCAGACCGCTCAGCAGCTGGAGGCCAGCTTCCAGGAGCTGCGGGGCAGCCTGGATGACGTAGTCCACGAGGTTGACGATAGCTGCGGCGATAGAGACGATGAGCTGGGGCGCTGCCTGCGCAAGCCCCTGTGCCAGTGCCACGACAGCCTGGATGCCTGCCCAGAGGAGCTGAGGCGCCAGCTGAGCCAGGCTCTGCACCAGCCCGACAATACCGGGGATCAGTGCGGTCACCAGACTGGGCAGCGCCGAAGTGATGCCCTGGATCAGTCCGCCCACCAGGGCCACACCAGCATTCAGCAGGAGCGGGATGGCCTGAGCCAGCGCGTTGACCAGGCCTTCCATCATGGTGCCAAGCTGCGGGCCAAGGGTGGCGATGTTGCTGCCGATGTTCTCGATGACCGGGGCTACGTTGGTGAGCACCGTCTGCAGGGACGTGATGACGTTACCTGCAAGGGTGGCCACGTCAGCATCCGACCGGCCAAGGCCAGCCAGCAGGTTGTCAAAGGCGCCCTTGAGGGAGTCAACCGAACCCTGAATGGTGCTGGCCGCTTCCTTAGCGGTCGTGCCGGCGATCCCCATCTGGTCCTGGACCGTGTGAATGGCCTCGATGATCTTGTCAAAGCTGACCTGGTCCAAGTTACTGGCCGTGGCCTTGAAGGAGTCGCCCATGACTCCCGAGTCGTTTACCAGGCGTGCCATCTCTTCTCTGGTACCGCCATAACCAAGCTTGAGGTTATCGAGCATGGTGAAGTTCTGCTTCGCGAAGCCCTGATAGGCATTCTGGATGTCCGTGATGTTGGACCCGAACTTGTTCGCGTTGTCCGACATGTCGGTGATCGCCTGATTGGCGATCGTCGCGGCAGCCTCTGTGTCTCCTCCGAGGCCCTGGAGCAGCGAGGCGCTGAACGATGTGGCCTGGGACATGTAGTCGTTAGCCGAGAGACCCGCTGTGCGGTAGGCGTCAGCTGCGTACTGCTCCATGCGGGCAGCTGAACCCTTGAACATCGTCTCGATACCACCGATGTTCTGCTCGTACTGGCTGGCCTGGTTCAGCACGCCTGCCGCCAGGGCGCCACCCGCAGCAGCCGCAGCAGTGGCGAACCCAAGGACAGCGACCCCAGCGCCCTTGAGTCCGCCACTGACCATCTTGCCCAGCTTGGAATCGGTCTCAGCAGCCGCATCTCCAACGCCTGCTAGTCCCTTGGCAGCAGAGTCGGCCCCGTCGACGGAGACCTTGATCTTCACGTCATTGTCGGCCATGCTGTCCTCCTTACTGGGTAGTTTCGTCTGTGATCGGGAGTGCTTCGCCGTAGCCTTGGGCCAGCCACAAGATCCCCATGGAGGGATCCGGGCCGCTGCCCTTGTGGAAGTTTTCTATGGCGGACTTGTTGACCTGCTTCCACTGTGCTTGACCATCAGCGATGGCCTGCTGTGCGGGGCATTCGATGGACCACGGTGTGTAATCCTCGACGGTCTCTTCCCGACCTAGTCTTGAGTTGTACAGGTGCTGAGCTAGCGGTCGCCCGCAGCCTGGGCACTTGGTCTCCTTAAGTGTCTTCCACTGAGACACGACTTCCAGATCTAGCTCAGACCAGGTGTCGGGGCTGCCCTCGTCAAGGAGGCGAACCGGGGACCGCCCCGACACCAGGGCCATGTCAAGCAGAAGTGCTAGACGCGGCCCGATTTCGTAGGGCGGATGGTGACATCGCCCCCCGAATTCTGCCAGGCCATGAAGCTCTGAACGACCGAGGACAGTGCCCCACCCGGCAGAACACCGTCGTTGCCCTTGGAGCTGGCCAGGCGTGCATCGGTGCTGAGCGGCTCAGGAGCCACCCACTCACCGTCCTCATTGTCCCAGTCCTCCGGCTTCACCGGGTCCTGGCCGTAGAGGGCGACGAAAGTCTTCGGCAGCACTCGCTCGTACTGATCGAGAGGACTTCCGCCCACCTGCTTCATGATGACTGCCCACTCACCCAGGTCCAGCTTTCGGTACTGGATCCAGATGGAGTTGGGTTCCGGCTTGGTGTCGGCCACACGCTGCTCCAGCTCGCTGAGGTTGCTCCCGAGGAAGCCGCCTCCCGTGATGGACTGCATCGCCTTCGCCTGCGCCAGAGCGGTCTTGGCATCCTCGTGCTCGACCGAGTACTGAGTACCCAGGTCAACCTCGAGAGTAAGGATGGACTGGCGCCGATCCTCAACCGCAGCTTTCAGCTCTTCCAGACTGTTGAACATTTCATCTTCTCCTTGATGTGATGGACGCTGGTCAGGCGTCGATGGGCACGGCGACGTCGGTGCGCGACAGGACCGTGATGTGGGCCGTGATGCCGACGAACGTGTTGTTCGCCTCCAGCGGGTCGATGGAAGTGATGATGACCTTCCAGACCCACACGTACTGACCCGCAGCCACGTCCAGCCCGTGCGCGATGCCATCGCGGCGCCAGATGTAGACGACGTCCCCGATGTTCAGGTTGTTGACGAGATCGTCGTCGTCCTGGCCGGTGGACTTGATGACGAGGTCATCCACCGAGTGCGTAGTGCTACCCGGAAGCTGCTCGCTTGCAGGGTCGCACAGCCAGTCGATCGTCTGGCTGTCCGTGCTGGACGTGCCATTGAACGTCTGGATGGAGCAGTCCAGGCCGACGCCGGTCTGGAGTTCCGCGACGGTCGGGAAATCCATGCTGGCGATGGCCGGAGCGATCCCGACCGCGACGTTCCCTCGGCTGATCTGCGTCGAGGGGTTCCACTGAGTGAGAGGCATTGCTTCTCTTCCTTTCTTTCTCCTGGGAGACCGCAGGTGCGGACCCCTCGTGGCTTACTTGCTGGGGCCGGAGCCGGCTGAGCCGTCCTCGACGGGCTTCGAGCCATCGCTCGACGCCTCAGAGAGCTGTCCCAGGGACTGGGTGCCGCCGCTGGGGGCCACGGCGTCAGAGAGGCTCTCAGCCTTGCGGGGCTGGTAGCCGATGACGGTCTCCCCAGGCTTCAGGTCCCGCACCTTGCGGTGAACCTTGGAGTTGTAGTTCTTGTCGGACACCGCGTAGCGGACACCCGACTCCTTGTGCTCCACGACGATGCCGTGGCTGCTGGGCTTGATCTCAGTCATGAGAGACCTCCTCGGTTGAATTGAACGGTCACTTCGGTCTCGTAGTGGCCTTCGACTTGGGCACCCACGTACCCCATGGACGTCGTGAGCGTGCTGCCCCCGACGGGCTGCCCCTGGAGCTCAATCATGACCATGAGTGCCAGGTTGTAAGAGGCCTCCACGCTGGCACCGCAGCAGTAGATGGAAGTCTGGTCATCCCAGGAGATCGCATCGCCTGAGAGGGCCACACTATCCGTCGCATCTACCAGCAGTGGTCGCGAGACAGCGTAGGGAAGTTGAACACCAGTGGGCGCATAGCCCACGTAGGCTGGAGCGGCGGAGATGAGGTTGGTGATGTCAGCGAGAGTGCTCATAGCCCCAGCTCCCTCAGGATATCACCCTGATTGATGGCCCCCTGGAGGCGCTTGGCTGCGTAGATGTGGAAGGGCCGCGCAGCCATCCGGCTGGTGCCCAGCGCCACGTAGGGCGCATAGCTGACAGTAGGCCCGATCAGGGCCGTGTCCTTAGTGACCTCAGCGGTCGTGGAGTTGAGCATGGTGCCCGTGTCCACCGCGTGCACCCGCTGGATTTCCTGCTTCATGTAGCCGACGCCCACCTGGGCCAGCGTGCGGAGCTGCTGCTCGGTGACACGAGGAAGCTTCTGGGATGCCCGTGCGAACCGGGTGGCGAGTTCACCCATCGTGATGCTCATGCGAGGGCCTCCTTGCCTTCCTGGTTGACGATGTGGCTGACCTGACCGGTACCCTTGCGTAGCATAGCCAGACCGTTCTTGCTGACCGTGTCAAGGAGGACCACCTGGCCCACGAGCTGCGGCTCGGCTACGCAGGCGAGCACCTTGACCGCCTGGCCCTCCACGACAGGAGTGCCCACGGGCAGCTTCACCGAGTACAGCTGATTGACGCGGCCCTCAGTAGCGTTCTCCAGGCTGATGGACTGCACCAGGCCCGGGAGGGGATCGCCGGCCGGAGTTAGGGCGCGAGTGACGCTTGCCCCGACGGTAACCGGCTGGCCTACGTTCATGATCTGGACCGAGTCGATGAGCTGCTGTGCCAGCAGGGCGGCAGCGTCACGCAAGATCTGTGTCGACATCACCATAGTCGCTGCCCCTCCCGCTCATGTCCGTGTGGACGACGTGGGGCAGCCCCGGGATAGGGACTTCTACGAGGATAGTGGAGACGACCGAAGAGATTACCGACTGCGACTGGAAGAATGCGATGATACTGGACCACTGCGGGGCATCCACTGTCGTGCTGGTGCCCTCGCTGCTGGCAGCCCGGACGAACGGCTGGGCCATCATGTAGCCGGTCAGGCTGGTGGCTGCCCAGTAGACGTCATACGTCGCGATATAACCTTCCCCGCCAGGCCACACTCCATTGGTGTCGGGGATGAGCGCCATATTCAGCGCGTTCTGCTTCATGGGATCGGTCAGGACCGCATAGCCGGGAAGCGGCGACAGCAGTGCGTTGAGGTCGTCCATTGCGGTCATGATTTGATCCCTCCTTAAGTGTGAGTGGGGGCAGGCAGACCCGCTACCTGCCCCCAGTGCTCATGATGAGCGGTTACTTGCTGGCCTCGGATTCGCGAGCCTTGCGGGCTGACGCCTGCTGGGCCTCGATCTCCTTGGCACGCTTCTGGAACTCGGCCAGACCGCCCTGGACGGGAACCTTGGCCTGAGCCTTGGCCTTGGCCCGCTGGGCTGCCTTGGCCTCGGCCTTGACGGTGACCGCAGCGCGAGCCTTGGCCTCACGACGGATTCGGGTGTAGCGGGCCGACTCCGACTCGTGAACGGGGACCTCGTCGGTGGCTTCGACGACGTCAGGCGTGGTGTCCTGTGCCTCGGTCATGATCAGTGACCAACCGGAGTGCCGTCACCCGCAGCCGGGTCGGTCGGGGCGATGAGCGCGAACGGGTAGTCCGTGGGTGCGCCGCCGATCCGGGCCGTGCTGTAGGCGGTGGCGAAGCCGACGCGGAACTTGAAGCGCAGGGCCACCATGTCCCGCTCTGCGAGGTTGATGCCGCCGACCGTGGCCTCGGTCAGCATCTTGACCTGGACGTCCTCGCGGACGCCGATGACCACCGACTGACGGTCGCCAACGAGGGCGGTCGCGATGTCGCGGTCCCATCCACCGTTCTTGACGTAGAGGAGGTCCTGGCCGTAGATGCTGGCCGTGCTGCCGTCGCTGCGCAGCGCATCCAGGTAGATGGGCTGGCCGTCGTCGTCACGCAGGCCCCGGAGCCGGCGACGCAGGAAGCGGGCCGTGAGGGCGATGTTGACGTCGAACTCGTCGTCCTCGACCAGACCGAAGGCCTCGTTGAAGTCCTCCGCCAGATCGCGGGACGGCGTGCCGTCGGGGAGCAGGCCCTCGACGATGTAGTTCTCGGCGGCGATGGCGCCCGGGATCAGCGCAGGGTCCGTCCAGGTCGCAGGCTTGTTCGTGCCGAAGAGCACCGCTGCGTCGAGGACGCGGCCGAACTCCTGGGCTACGAGCGGCCGGACCTGGCCCCAGACGTCGAAGTTCGCATCGGCGAGGGTGTTCTCGTGCACGGGCACGATCACGGCGATCTCCTCGGCGATGAGTTCCTTGTTCGTCCAGCTGACCTTGCTGGTGGGCTTCACGCCCGTGGACTCGTCCGCAGCACCGTCGGTGACGAAACCGGCAGTCGGCAGCGCAGCGAGGACAGGCATGCGGGCCACACCAGCCGACATCCGCACCTGGCGGAACGCCGACAGCACAACCGACTGCGAAGTCTGCGGCTGGATGATCTCGTTGATGTCCTGGGTGGCCAGGAGGGCCAGTGCATCGGCCCGTGTGATGTCAGCCATGTGACTGACTCCTTTCTGGCCCTAGGGCCGTTGGTGGCTTACGCCTTGCCTGCCGCGATGCGGAGGAGTTCGTTGGGGTCATGCTTGGGCTTGCCCTCGCCCCCACCCGTGGAGGCCAGCGCCTGCGATGTGGCCGTGGGATTGGCACGGTTCCATTCCTGGACGAGGGTCTTGATGTCCTTGTCCGACTCGAACAGGTCACGTGTGAACGTGCGGCTGTCCAGTGCCCGACCGAGGCCGACTGCCTGGGTGAACTCCTCGAGCCGGTCATACCGGGTCTGGAGCGTGTCCAGGGCTTCCTGCGTGGGCCTTGCCGCCAGCTCAGTTTCGAGGTCGGCGACCTTCTTGGCCTTCGCGTTGGCCTCGGCGAGCTCGGCCTTGGTGGCCGAGTGCTTCCGGTTCTCCTCTAGCTGGGCGCGGTACGCCTTCACCAGAGGGTGAGTGTCCGGGAGACGGGTCTCGTCGGTGATCTGGGTCTGCTGCTGCTCACCGTTACCTCCGGTTTCCGGAGTGGTGGCCTGCTGCTGGCCCTCAGGTGCCTGACCTCCCGTTTCGGGAGTGACACCGTTGTTCTGCTGATCCTGCTCGTTGGTAGGCATTTCGCCCGCCCTTCCTGTCATTGTGCCATAGCCCGCGCGGATGCGCAAGCCCTAGTCCCCTCTACGGCGTGTCGCCAGTGTTTACGAGGGGTTCTTCCTCCTTGGAAGTCTTTTGAGAACAAGGCTTGTGGAAACCTTGAAGTGTTGCGTATACTGTCCTCATGAGCACCCCTCTCGTGAAGCCCATCAAGTGCCGCCGTTGCAAGGGCACCGGAGAATTCGGCCCCTCTTACGTCGACTTCGGCATCTGCAAGCGTTGCTCGGGCTCCGGAGTTGAAGAGGGCGACAAGGCCACACTCCAGGCGGCTAAGAAGTTCGTAGAGGACTACCGCGCAGCCTACCAGCTGGTTCAGGCGGCGAGCTGGGACGCCCTCATGGGGTTCCGCAAGCTGGAAGTTGACGACCCCGCGCGTTTCCGCAAGGCTCTCGCCTCGGTCCTGGCCGGTCACCCCAAGGTGATGGAAGCCCTCGCCGCTTACGCGCACGCTGAGTGAGGTCATCGCTTCCTCCTCAGGATGTCTAGCGCAGCCGCGATAGAGATCTCATCATAGCTGTTGCCATCCCAGAGGAGTATGGTGCTGGCCTTCCGGGGCTTGAACTCATTGTTGTCAAAGTCCATGGCGTACCCCTTGGCGTGATCCACCGCGTACTGAAGCGCCTCCCGGATGGAGTTGCCTGCGGGCAGCTTGCTCGGCTGGTCAAAGTCCTTTTCGATGTAGATGGAAGCCCCATCCTCACTCTTGAGGGAGATGGAGTACTTCGGGGCAGATGCAGCGGCAGCAGGGGTCACGGGCTTCACATTACCCAAGAGTGAGGTCTCCGGCAATACGGAGGCAGTCTTGATAGCTGCCGTCTCAGTGTGCAAGGGGGCAGGCTGAGACACCCGATGGGTCTTCCCCCACGAGTCATCCTGGTAGATCTCGCCGTCAGACCTGACGCTGCCCCGGTACTCCACCTGAGACCGCAGCGTGGGGATAGGCGTGCACCTTCCGTTCGGGTGGTCCCTGATATCAGGCCCGTCCAGCACCATGCCATCACGATCCCTGCACCACTGGCACGTCCGCTTGCTTTCCTCGGCGCCCCACACCATGACCAGGGCAGGCAGGTCGTTGATGCTGTCCCAAGCGTTCTTCCAGTAGGCGCTGACCGTCTCGGTGCGGGCCAGCCGGTTCAGCCGGTTGAAGGACTTACCCATCCCAGCGTTGAACATCTGCCGAGCAACGTCGGTGCTGTTCAAGCCAGCGATGATGCCTGCCTGGATGGCTGCCTGATGCATGTCCTGATAGATGGTTCCGATGTGGGGGCTGAGATCCAGCTTCTTTGGAGCCGGGAAGTCAGCCAGCGCCCCCAGCGCAGCAGTCCGCCCACCGAGGACTTCGATGAGATACTGGGACTGTGACTCGAACGTGTCAATCTTGTCGTGCACGTTGTTACTGTCAAAGCGCAGCCCAGCCAGCCAACGGAGGTAGAGCTTGCGCAGCTCGCGCTCCATGGTGCCAGTCGGGATGGTAGGCATGGGTCAGGCCTCCACCTTGTGCGCGCACTCGGGCTTCTCGTAGGCACCGAGGCACCAGGTCGGGCAGGACACGTCAGCCGGGTGAGCTTCATGGCCGTAGGGTACGATGTTGGAGGAGCAGCGGTTAAGATAGCTGCCCTCGCCGATCTTGTGTCCCCAGTGACCGATGAAGTCCCGGATGGGGGCGCCGCAGTGTACGCAGTTCATGATGTCAAAGCCTCTTTGTCACGTCGTTAACGAACCAGATCACTACGCCCAGGACCACAAGGGCAGAAACGACCACACCGACAACGATACCGAGGAAGAAGTTCATGGCTCAGGCCTTCGCTCGCTGTCCGGGGTTCTGGCCGTAGGCCTGCACCTGACCAGGTGTGGCCGTGAGGCCCTGCTGACCCATCGCCGTCATGTCGGTGGGCTGACCGGGGATCGGGGAAGTACCTCCGGGCAGACCTCCCTCTTCCTGATAGTCATCCAGGTCCACGCCAGGGGTCACGACCTCAGCGATGTAGTCCAGCGGGTAGCCCATCTGGCTGAGGGCGATACCGTGGGCATCCAGCGACTCCTGAAGCAGGTCATCGTCGGTGTTCCAGAGCTGATACTCCATCTCCACCGTGCTGTCCTCCTGCGGCTGCGGTGTACCCTCAGCTTCAGCCTGCTCAGCCTTGGGCTTGTCGGTCTTGACCTCCACGGTCTTCTCCACGCCCAACAGGTCGCACATGCGGGTCAGCTCGTCCTCCAGGTCATCCCGGATACGGGCGATGCGATTGTTGAACCGCTTGCTGAGGACCTTCAAGGCCACACCAGTCGGCGGTGTCCCCTCGCCAGGCTTGAAGTAGTGCCCCGGGATGCCCGTCGTCAGCGGAACCTTGTCCACGATGCTGTCGTGATAGGCTACCATGTCGTTGATGGTGGGCGGTGTCAGCTGGCCGAACGGGCCATTGCTGCTGGTGGTGAAGATGCGTCCACCCGAACCTCCGATGCCCTTCTGCTCGGTCAGCGCGTCATCCGTCTGCTGTGCCTGCGGGGGCAGGTAGGGGTTCTTCGGCGGCAGCTCCACATTCAGCAGGTACCAGAAGGGCCTAGCATACATCTCCGACACGACCGTCTGGTCCAGGATGGAGTGATTGATCCTGTCCTGGAGCGCAGCCAGCGTCGCACCGAAGCCCTTGTCGTCCAGGGCGAAGCGGAACAGGGTGTTGCCACCCACTTCCTCCACGAAGGTGTAGCCCATGCGGTCAGCCGGCGAGAAGTCGTCGGGGACGGGCTTGCTGAACAGTCGGGTGCGACCGTCGCTGTAGGCGAACACCACGTTGTCAGTCATCTTGGACAGATTGCGGGTGAAGATGCAGGCGATGGTGAAGCTGCCGTCGCTCATCATCTCGTAGTGCTCAGGGAAGTGCACCACGCCAGCCGGGTCCACCAACGCAGGCGCCTGCCCACGCATCAGCAGGGGCGGCAGGATGTTGCTGAAGCCCTTCAGCTCATCTGGCACGGGGACGAGGTTCTCGGCGTAGAGGTCGATGACCGCCTTGAAGATGTTCTCACTGGTGTTCTGGTCCTTCAGGCCCGGGAACGCAGCGATGACGTACTGCTCCCAGTCGGTGCCGGCGAGCTTGTAGCTCATCTTCCCGTTGTAGTAGGCGTTATAGGTGGGGCTGTCCCTGTTGAGAAGGAAGTTCTCCACCTTGGTCATCTGGTTGTCACCAGTGCCGGTCTCAATCGCAAGCATTGCTCAGCTTCCCATCTGGATATAGTCAACACGGCCCTGGTTGATGGCCTGGGTGAAGGCGTCCACGTCGTCGTCATTCTTCCCGAAGGGGAAGTCCCGGAACTCCTGGAACATGCCCTCTGTGTAGACGGTGTCAAGTACGGCCACGTTGCCCTCGTCTACAGTGGGCTGCGCTGCCAGGGCGCGGACTTCCTTGGAGCCGTCGGGCATGACAGGGCGCACCAGGGCCGCACGTTTGCGCAGCGTATTGAGCATGGCTGCCCCGTTGGCCTTCTTCTCCACGTAGACCCTGCTGGTCTGGGGCCACTTGGCTGTCATGCGCAGCACCGCAGTCACCGACTCAGTGAAGGTGTAGCGCTCGTGCACCCGATCAATCAGGATGAACTTGCGGCCGATCAAGGCGTACACATGCCCAGCCACATAGGACCCCGAGCCCTTGCCGCGTGTGGCCTTGCCTTCCTCGATCTGACCGAACGTGAGGTCCCAGCTCTGGATGACGATGGCGCGGTCCAGCGTGAACATACTGCCAGTGCGCTCGTCCTGGTAGACCACTGCCTCCCACGGGACGACATCGATCTTGTCAACGTTGATGTAGCTGCCCCCGGTGACTTGAGGGTCACCTTGATAGAGTGCCTGCCAGACGTAAGTCCCCACGGCACGCTTCATCAGCAGCCACGAGGACTCAGACCGGTTCTGCACCGAGGGCAGCCAGTCCCCGACGTTACGGCCGAGGATGTCCTTGTCAGGACCCTGGACCGCCTGAGCGGGGATATTCACGTACTGAGCACCGAGCACGTCGGGCTTCTGCACGTGGGCAATAAGATCATCCTTGTGCCACCTTGTGGCGATGACGATGATCTGGCTTAGGTTGGACATACGGGTCAGGACCACTGAGCTGAACCACTCAATCGTAGTCGCCCGGATCAGCTCGGACTGAGCCTCTTGCATGTCCTTGATGGGGTCGTCAATGACGGTCATGTCAGAACGGAAGCCTGTCATGGCGGATCCGCGGCCCGCAGCCAGTAGGCCTCCACCTTCACGAGTCTGCCAACGTTCAACCGTGGCGCTTCCCTTTGCGAGCGGCGTCCAGATCTCCACGAGCGAACGCACCTGGCGAGACACGCTGTTCGCCCTGCTCTGCGAATAGGTCGCGTAGACCAGCTTCAGCCACGGATTGCGGATAAGCATCCATGCCATGTAGTGAACAATCCATGTCGTCTTGCCCTCCTGAGGAGGCGTCGACACAGCCACACAGCCCAATGAGCTGTCCAGAAGATCAGGGCTGATGGCCTCAGTCAGCACCGCAGTGAGGGCGCTTTCGCGGATGCCTGACGCCTTGCAGAACAGGCCGAAGTCGCTTGAAACCTGCTCGTAGTCGTAGCTGTCAACGTCCAGCACGTAGTCGAAGTGGATCTCATCGTCGTCAGTGCGATCCAGCAGCTCAAGAGGCACGCTTGGTCACCTCCATGGCGATCTCGTCAGACGAGAGACCTGGGAACGCCTTGGCCAACCGCGCAGCTTCACGCGCAGCCTGGATGCGGATGCGACGCTCGTCACCAGGATCAGACTCACCAGTGACTTCCTGAAGCAGGCGAAGGATACTGAGCAGCTCGCCTTCAGCCTTATGCAACTCCTGCACCCAGACTGACGTGCCTGCGCGCTTGGCGACCGTGCGCTGGGTGCCTTCCTTGGACTGCACCGTACCGATGATGTCGTACTCGACCTCGGTGATCAGCTCGGTGAGACGACCGATGTGCTGACTGATGGGATCACCACTGATCTTGATCCGCAGCGCATTGACGTCAGAAAGCTTGTTCCGTGCGAGCTTGTGGAGCTGCTCTTCCACGGATACGCTGCCAGCGTCCGGCGCGATGCCCCACAGCGAATGGACCTGATCTGAGACCTTGGCCCGTTGCGACTTACGGACGCTGGCAGCGGTGCCCCCTCCATGGCTGGAACAGACGTTCAGACCCGGAACCGCTGTGCGCTGGCACTTGGCACCGCCTGTCGTCATCGCAGTGCAGACACGCCTACGGCCACGAGAGGCGCTAGACGGCTGCTGAGAGGGCATGTAGGCCACGGTAACCTACAACCGAGCCCCCGCGCAACCCAACACGCTCAGAGCCGGCTCAGACCGTCTCAGAGGGAGCCGCAAGGCCCTGGGACCGCCAGCTCGGGTGCCAGCAGCCCCAGGGCCTCCTTAGCCGATCCCCCCAGATCGGCGATCCTGCCCCCGGCAGGAACCCTAGTAGTGATACTTCATCGCGTAGACATTCAGCATGCCGTCATCCCTGGTACGCACGGCCACACCAGCAGGGCCGCGCAGGTTCAGCCAGGCACGATACTCTGTGACGCCCTGACCGACGCGCTGCTCCCACGGCCCGAGATGCCACACCAGCCCCGCATCGATGATGAGGAACCGACGGATGGCCAATTCCACGTACTCAGCGAAGAGGTCGTCCTTGGTGCGGCGCATCAGCACAGGATGATCCCTGTTCAGCACGTCCAGCCACGGCATGGAGTCGTCCACACGAAGCTGCATCCGCACTTCCACCCAGCGGGGATTGACGACCCGCACGCTGGACCGGACACGAACCTGAGCCTCCACGAACTCCTCGCTCGCCGGCTGAGACAGCCCGAGCCGCAGGTTGTTCAGCTCACGCTCGGCATCTGCCCGGTTGGTCTTGCCAGCAGCCCGCAGCCGATCTTCCCGACCGATGTCACGCAACGACTGACCGCCCATCAGACGTGGAAGTAGTGGTTGGGCGACACCGTCCAGTAGATCGGGACGATGAAGCACGTGATGGGGCCGAGGATGATCCAGGCGAACAGCCACGAGTGACCGCGCTGGTTCCTCACGTACTGGGCACGGTCCCGAGCCTGCTTCACCGGCTTCTGCGCGTGACGCGGCTGGCCGTTGTGCGACGAGGACTGACCCTGGTTGACCACGTGATCCCACGCCGACTTCGGCGGGTAGTAGTCAAGCGATTGACCGTCGGGGTTAACCGGAGGAATGGACATGTTAATTCTTCTTTCTGTGGGGAGCCGGTTGGCGTTGGCCCCACGTTAGCACCACGCAGCCCGCAGCGCAACACACAAGCGAAACTTCGCAACTACCCAAGCGCCGAGCCAGTCAGCGTGATGTGCGCGAGCGGGCCTTCAGGCCCGAGCGAGCGTGCATCCCTCCGGAGCTGCTGTGCGGTAGGCGCGGTTGACGGAGTGAGCGCAGTGTCTCCACATCAACCCACCCTCGCTTAGCCCTGAGGGCTAGCTCGGGTTGTAAGGGTGTGTTTATCTCTAAGATAGCGCGTGCGCCCGCGCGTATAAGTACCTATAGGGGATTGGTTCTTGATGGTTGCACTATAAGTACCTATAGGGCTAAGCTGGCCACAAGCTGCTGGGAGGCGGCGCAGGAACAGGTTCTATTGACTACCTGATAGTAGACAGAAGCGAACCGATGAGGCCTGGTCTAACCTCCCAGCAGCCCAGTCACACTAAACCGGACGCCTGAGGAGGCACCATGCGCAACATGACCAACGTCGAACTTTCCAACCGCGTCAAGGTCGGTGACCACTTCTACGACATGGACGTCAGGAACACGGACCGGGGCAAGACCGGCAAGGCACGGCCGAAGTATCGCGAGGTCGAGATTGTGGCCCTGCCCACGCTGAGCAGCCAGGGCGTGATGCGCGTCGTCAAGGCGCCCAAGGCGCCGCACACGATCGGCAAGCTGCGGCGATTCACCTACAGCAAGCTCGTGGACAACTACGTGCCGAAGGGTCTGGTCGGCTGATGGAAGGCTCGATGTACGAATGCCGCGTAGACGAGGACTCGCCGTGGAGATTCTGCTACGCCGATCACTGCGGCAACGAGCGTCGCATCAGTGAGCGAGTGGACCCGCTGATTCGGCTGGAATACTATCGGGAAAAGCTGGAAGCCGGCGAGGAGCTGAACGACCTGGAGCGCGCTGACCTGGACGCCTTGACCGAGATGATGGCCGAGATGGTGCGGCAATTCGTGGAGGTCGTCAAGCGTGAGCTGGCGCCTGCCCTGGAGAAGTTCGCCAAGCTGTTCAACGAAGCGCTGGCCAGCATCCAAGAAACGGTCAAGAAGTCTGACATCCAGATGATCCTCAACGCTTCCAGCCAGGTCACAGCCACACTGCCCCCGGAGCTGCGCCCCTCTTCCCGTTGGGAGGACAGGTCGTGAACATGCGTGAGGCCTTCAGGGATACCCTTAGTCTGGCCTGGCAGCGCGGCATGCATTTCAAGGACGAGGAACTACAGCCTGAGCTGACGTATCAGCACCTTGTAGTGATGCATGACGAATTCGCCCTGCATCCGGAGCGATTCAGCGACGCGAAGCTGGGCAGGTGGCTCGGGTGGGCTCAGGCGGCAGTCGTCGCAGCAGGGTGCGCTACTCTGGAGGAGATGAAACAGATCAACTTCAAGTGGCGGGACACGCAATGAACCAAGATCGACGCATGGTGGGCAAGGTGCTGATCGAGCTGCTGACCGAAGGCAGCATCAACGGCGAGATCAGCGACAAGGCGCACGAAGTCATCGGCGAGACGCTGGCCCACCTGCACAAGTCCGAGTATCATCAGCTGCGAACTCAGGAGAAGTACGAAGGCAAGAACACCAGCACCGACAAGCAGGTGGCCATCTGCCGCATCGCCATGCCTGCGTTGGAGTCCGCGCTGCGGGCCTACAACAGTGACGACTTCCAGGAGTGCGTCACGCAGGTCAAGCTCGCCACCGAGACGGACGGCATTCCGCCCAGGGTGAAGCGAGCTGCGCGGGCCAAGAAAGCCATCGCTCACACGAGGGGGAACTGATGCGCCTGGACAGCGTAGACACCGTGGTGAACTTCGCCAAAGCA